ACCGAATCAGACTGTCCCGCTGGGGGCGTCCTCGCCGTCGATTCATCAAGCGACAGTTCCAAGTACGTCGGAATCAGGTGCGGACTTACCGAGGAAGGCAACATCATTGCAACTGTCCAGTTCTCTACTGAGTCCCTTAAAGAAATGTGGGTGCATGTCAATAAGGCAATGGATGACGACCCCAAGTTACGCCTGGCAATTACTCCGGCACTCGACCTTCATACGCCAGAGAAGTTAGAACGGCGACGTCAAATTTTCGGCTACGCCGAGGTACTGAAATTTACGGGTCTCACTCGCTCGCTTATCCTCGAGAAACGCATTTACCACCGAGGCGAGGAACTTCTTGCGACTCATGTCAACCGTGCCGTCCTTGCCCGCGCAAATGGTCAGGTCGTGATCAGTTCGCAACGCTCCCCTGGCCCGATTGAGGCAGCGCGGCTTCTTGTCGTTGCAGCCGCGCTTGTTTCCCGCCCGTCAAATACTGGACGCGCAGCAATGGCGTTCGGAAGGTAGTTGCATTTGCAACTAGTTTGTGGGAGACTCCAGTCGTGGCGTTCTTCTCCCGAAAAATAACTACTGCTGAGTTTGCATCTTCGCCAATTAAAGCCGCTGCCGGCGTTGGCAGTCTTGGCGTCCCACCGATGTATGCATGGTCTAGCGGTGCATTTGAGCAGGTCGCCCTTAGTCTCCCGACGGTGTCGAGGGCGAGAGACCTTCTCGCCTCGACCATCTCAAGTCTTGAGTTTCGTCAAAAGGTCAAGCAATGGAACGGCGAAGAGTACGAAGAGATATACGTCCCCAATGAATCGTGGATGGAAAATCCTGATCCGAAAGTTCCGCGCCAGTTCATCCTTGCAAATACGGTGACGGACTTATGGATGACGGGACGCGCCTTCTGGGCGGTTACTTCTCGTAATGCAACCGACGGACGCCCGATGAGTTTCGAATGGCTACCGTCCGCAAACATTCAGACGCCCAATCAGCAAGGCCCACAGTTCTTCGGCATGCCAGACGAAATTGAGTTCAACGGCATCCAGTTAGACCCCAACGAAATCATCACGTTTCTCGCACCGACAACTGGTCTCATGTATTCAGGCCGACGCTCGGTCAGCATCGCAACTCACCTCGATCAGTACGCAGACCGCGCAGCCACAATCGAAACCGTTCCTGGTTATCTTCAGCAAACTTCCGCAGGCGAGACAATGTCCGGTGAAGAACTTGGAGACTTGGCAGCGCAATGGGCGCAGGCTCGTCGAGAAGGAAACGTCATTGGCGCGTTGAACAACTATGTCAATTTTGTTGAGTTTGACCGCGACCCGCTTGAAGTCAACGCAGCGCAACGCGAATATCAAGCACTCGACCTCAGCCGAATTTGCTCCGTCCCCGCTTACCTTGTTTCGGCACCAACGCCTGGAGCGTCAATGACTTATCAAAATGCGTCTCAGGCTCGTCAGGATCTATGGCTATTCGGCGCGCAAATGTACGCACATGCAATCGAATCTCGTCTCAGCATGAACGACGTCACCGCGCGCGGACGCTATGTCTGTTTCGACACCGACGACCTTCTTGCCGTGGGCGATATGCACGACGCTCTTATTGAGCCACAAGTTCCAGACCTCGAGGAGATTCCTTCATGATCAAGTTCACCGCCGTCCCCGTCACCCTTGACGCTGCAGCTGGAGAAGATGCACCGCGCACCATCACCGGCATTGCAGTCCCCTGGGATACCGTCGCAACCGTCTCTGGCGGAGAGAAGGTCATGTTCAAGCGCGGAGCCTTTGACTTGAATGCAAAGCCCGCGCGACTTCTTGAAAACCACGACGGACGCCCAATCGGCATTGTCAGCGAACTTGTCGACCTCGACAACGGCCTTGGATTCTCAGCAACCTTTGCTCGCTCAAAAGCAGCCGACGACGTCGTTGAACTCATTCAAATGTCCGCATACGACTCAGTTTCCGTTGGCGCAGTACCCAAAAAATTTAAGTACGACAAGAACGGCGTCATGATTGTTTCATCCGCCGATTTACAAGAACTTTCGGTCGTCAGCGTTCCGGCATTTGCCGACGCGGTCATCGAACAAATCGCAGCCTCAGAACACGACCCTGAGGTCGTTGAAGAGGCAGACGAACCCCAACCCGACACAAGTCTCCAGGAGGAAACAATGTCACAAGAAACCCAAGTCGAAGCCTCCGCGCCCGACGCCATCCCAACATCACCAATCTTTGCTTCAGCCAAGAAAGACTTCATCATGCCTTCAGCAGCCGAGTACATCTCAGCCGCGTTTGTTGGCGGAGACCAATGGCGCGCAATGAGCGAAGGCATTCGTGCAGCTGCACCAAACGTCCTCACCTCAGACATCCCAGGTGTTCTTCCACTTCCAATTGTTCAGCCTGTCTACAACAACTTCATCGGTCGTCGTCCAGTTATTGACGCAATCGGTGCAAAGGCAATGCCACAAGGCGGAAAAGTATTTATCCGTCCAGAAGTAACAACTCACACTTCAATGGGCGTTCAGTCAACCGAAAACACCTCACTTACTCAAGGAACTTTCGTTGTTACAGACAACCAAGTGACCAAGGGCAGTTACGGTGGATTCGTTACCTTGTCCGAACAGAGCATCGACTGGTCACAGCCTGAGATCATCAGCCTTGTCCTCGATGACATGGGTCGCATCTACGCAAACGAGACCGACAACGTCGCAGCAGACAACTTGAAGACAGGCGCAACAGTCACTCAGAACTTTGCCGCCGCATCTTCACAAGATCCCGCTTACTGGATGTCATGGATCTCTAGTGCAGCACAGACAATTTTGTCTTCAAGCAACGGCAACCTTCCAACCCACATCTTCGTCAACCCTGAGTGGTGGGGATCGCTCATGCAACTGAGCGACACAGCGGATCGCCCGTTGTTCCCACAGATTGGGCCAATGAACGCATTCGGTAATCTTGCACCAGGACAAGTCAACGGCGTTGCCTTTGGTTTGCAGGTTGTAGTTGACCGCAACTTTGCAGCAGACACTCTCATTATCGGTGACGCATCTGGCTACGAAATCTTTGAACAGCAGAAGGGCGCACTCAGCATTGACGTTCCGTCAACGCTTAGTCGCACAATCGCATTCCGCGGTTACCTTGCAACGCTGATGATTGACTCAAGCAAGTTTGTCAAGGCTGCATTCGTCTGATTCAGGCGAACTTTTAAAAGGACTGAACGATGGCTACTTACGATCTCGCGTTTCATACGCGCCTCGATGGGTACGCCATTTTTCAGACCTTTGTTGAGACTGGCATACAAGTCGGGGACTCCGTGGTAATTGCAGGCGCAAGCCACGGGTTCTCGGGTACACATACCATCGTCTCAACACAAGACTTTGAATTCATCGGGGTATCTGACGAGGGCGACCTTGAATTTGACTCCGATGTAATTCGTCTTTACCAGTTCCTTTATGTAAACGCAGGCTCGGACTTCACTCGGTCTACTGCTACCGGCACAGTAACTTTTACGCCTTCTGTGTCTTGGGTAAATTCCAGTGACGTAACCAGTTGGCTCGGCATTGACGTCGCTTCGGCAAATGACACCGCCTTCATTACGGTCTGCGTAAACGCTGCCAACAATTACATATTTCGGAAACGTCGCGAAGCGGGCTACACCGATTCGCAATCAACGGTGCCAGGTGCCGACGTCAAACTCGGCACAATCATGTACGCAGCAACTCTCTATCGTGAGCGCGGATCAGCAGACTCCTTCGCCTCATTCGACGCAATGTCTTCAATCCCCATCCCCTCAACTATGGGACGCATCATGGCCCTCATTGGTTGCGGAAGACCACAGGTCGCATAATGGCTGCAACAGGAATTCTCGTTGACGCGGTCAACGCAATCAAAACACAACTCACCGCTCTTGGTCTCAAGCCCGTCACAGACCCCCGCAACGCGCGCCCAATGTCAGTCATGATTGAACTTCCCGTCATGACTTCGTTCACTTACAACGTGGGCGACTTTCGCATTCCAGTTCGCATCCTTGCAGCCCCCCCAGGCAACCAAGACAGCGGAGACTATTTGATGTCAACAGTTGACACCATCATGAACTCGCCCATCGCAGTTACAGACGCCCGTCCAGGCAATGCAAACTACGGCGGGCAAGACATACCCACATACGACCTCACGGTGGCAATCGCCGTGAAGAGAAACTAAGGAGCCACCAATGGCAACAAGCACATTCCTTTCTGGAGCCACCTGTAACATCACCCCAACTGGCGGATCAGTAATTGACGTCAGCGATCAACTTTCTAAATGTGAAGTAATGGTGGGCTACGAGCTCCTTGAGAGCACATCGCTATCAGATACAGGTCGACAGGCAACAAAAGGCCTCCAATCGGTGGCAGTTAACCTCGACCTCTATCTTTCATACGGCGTCGGAGAAATCGAAACCCTTCTTGCAGCAATCGTCGCAGCGGGTTCATGCACAATTGTTGTCTCCCCTTCTGGCACAACCGAAGGCCCGAGCAACCCTGAATACACCATTACGACGTGCACACTTGACGCAGCTCCGGTCATCATGTCGTCAATCGGCACCCTTGCCGTAGCCTCAGTGAGTTTCACTAACGGCACCTGGGTACGAGACATCGTCTAAAAAATAGAAGAGGGAAACAAATGAAAATCCGACTACAAGTAACACCGATTGAAGGCGACCCTTATGAATGCGAAACGAATCTTTTCGTTGTCGTGGCATGGGA